CCAGCATTAATAATGTTTGGTTTGTTAAGGAAGTATTTTCCTTAACTCCATCACTCCACATCCCCTAGGGCGCTACCCTAGGACAGCTTGCGCTGGTTAGTCAGTGCAGACTGACACTAAGTGGTTATTTGATGTATACCCACTTAGTCTCGCCTTTGGTGCGAGCCTCCTCAAACGTAAGAGGGGGGGCTGAGATCCCGAGTAACCTTAACAAGGGATCATCGTACCTGGGTCCGAAGCGGAGGAATTGCTCGTACTTGTATAATGAGTACAGCATATACTCCTCGTCCGAGATATCGGACAGCTTCTTGTAGGTCGTGATGGGAGCAAGATGTCCATCCCGAACCTGACCCTCGACGGTCATGCGCTGTATCCTTAACGGATACTTTGCAGCTCCTTCCTTGGGAGGCAGGACTTTACCGGCAGGAGCCGGGATCTCCTTCCCTTCTTCAAGGTACCCCCAAAGATCGCTCAGCCCGCGATCAGGAGCAGAGACCGTCATACGCGGTTCGCTTTCGCGAACGATTTCCGATACCAGTAAGGATGCTGGTACGCATAAGTTAAATAACTTATGCTGGAGGTCGATGATAGCCGACATGGTATCTATACGAGTACCACGAAAGCCATCTCTATAGCTGCGCGGTGACAATGCACCGCCCAACTGCCCCACTAACGGAAATCGCGGGAAATACGCACTAGAGACGCAACGTCCCTGGTAGTATTCCTCACCGCAGCTCTCCCTGTATTTGTGGTCTTTATCAAAGAAGGACTTATCGCTGTTTACGATGAAGCCCAACTCTGTAAGCCAGTCGATACAGGTCTGAGCCGCCTCCGTCGGCAGGATGATATCGTCACCATAGATGGTGATTCTTTCATCCTTAAGCGGCCCCCACAACTTAACGTAATTAGTTGCGGCGGTGGCAATGCCGAGGAAGACTACGCTCTCCAACCAGAAGGTCATTGAGTTGCCCATGGTTGCAACACACTGCAGTCGATACTCCTTCCCAACCTCATTAATATAATGAGTGGGGAGGATACGGTCCATGATCCGGCAGAACCTAGCCGGAAACACGGAATAAAACAGCGTATGAGTAACGCTGTCCGACGCAGCATGTAGATCTAGCGTGGCGAGATCGCCACTCAAGGATCCTTCGAGGGCGTACTGCTGGTTTTGGGTTTGGTCATGGAGCTTGACCTCACCGGGGAGAAAGCGATCGCAAACGTTAAAATAGGCACGAGCCAAGCCCTGCCTATAAACGTTTTCTGGGGCTATCACCCGAGCAGTCTTGAAGTTCTTGGGGACGGCAATAAGCCGAACACGGTGACGTTCGATATCATCGTGAAAACCCCAATACTCCATTTCCTGGGTGCCTTTACTGGCAACACAAGGAATTCCGAAGGGCTGGTAGAAATACTCTACCCTCTCCGCCTGGACAGACTGCAACTTCGACACCAGACTGGAATCTGTATCGAAGCTAACACCCGGTGTGAACTCGAGGTAGTCTATACCTTCGAGGACATCACACAGACCATCCCAGTCCAGCAAACTGTGGATGGCCTCCCGGACCCTACTCTCTACATAGTAGGAATGGGGAGTGCCTTGCCATCTGTATAGCCTAATCTGATTCTCTCGGAAGGAATCGTAGGCTACTTGATTCAATTTGTCAGCCTTAAGAGGAGAAAACCTCTTCGGGAATCGACAAATCAAAAGGATGGCAGCCATAGCGTCGTAGTGGATTTCTCGGGCGGGATCCGTCGGAACACCTATAACAGGCCCCCGATTGCGGACATCTGCATAAAGAGTCCGTACGAGTCCAGAATCCACATCTTCACCATGGACGATTTGGTCCGCAGCATCACTAAAGATCCTGATTGTGGCAATCAGGCCTTTAGACTTGATGCAGTTGAGCACTTGCGCCCAACCGAATTTGGACCACATCTCAACTAACCTTAACCAACAATTGATCAAGATGTAATAGTTGAGCATGTTAGCCTTCACGTATTCGGAAGGCTTAGATGACATTTCCGGTGCATCAATCTTCATGATCGAGTTGATGTCAGACTCCGGAACGAGCTCGAGATTCGCTCTAATATATTTAGCCATGATCGGCTCCTTTCTGCTCAATTAAGGCTGAGCAACCTTAGTCGCCAATTAGTCGACGACAGGACGTTCGGCGCCACGCATCAGATCATCGAAGCGCCAAGTACCGTCGCTCTTCATGAGCGCACCATCCAGACGACGCTTCAGTTCGGCAATGAGAGCACCGGTGATATTACCGGAGCGCGCATGCCGGACCGTCAGCAAAACGACGATAGGTTCGTCGACACGGAAAGTCGGGTCATCCGTATCCGTGGTTGTCAGGACAGCTTCCACCTGGGCCTGATACTGAATACCAGACTTCACTTTGGAAGGGTACTGGATGTTGAGGCCGGTACGCACCTCTGCAATGGGGCGGGACCGGAAAGTGATGATCTCCTCAGCATCGACAGGCGCGGTCTTATTATTGAGAACCGCGTTGTTCGCATCCTCAGCAGACAATGCATAATTGCTAGTCAGACCGAGGGCGAAGGGGGAAATGGTGTTCGGGTTCACGTCGATATTCGTGAAACTGAACCTAGACTGCTTTGCCATAATAGGCTCCTTTCCGCGCTATGGCGCAATGAATAATGATACTGCGTCGAGGACTCTCTTCCCGACGGTTTTGTGGGAACTACTGGGCGTATCAAACCAGTAGAAGGAGTTCAAGCAAGGCGGGACGGATGCAGCCCACCTAGAGTAACAATGGACGTGACCGACAACATTGTTGCCGACGTCCACCTCTCGGGTATAACTCAGTGAACAACAAACGTTCGAAAGGTTATAGAACTCGCCCGAGAAGTACTTGGCATCTGCGTCCAGAGTGGCCAAAATGTCGCTGATCGGGAGAAACCAGTCCACAATGAATGAATATGGAATGGAATCCCAAATAACGTAGAAATCCGGAGTAAGGCCATAGGTATCTAGGGCCCTCCAGATCCTTCCAAGATAACCAATATTCTTGGGTTCTACGTCGAGAGATACGCGACAGGTTATGGTAGTCCCTTGGTAATCCATAGAAGACTGGCCATAACAGGTGAGTTTCCGATCCAGGGTCCCTAAGCTCATCCGTCGATGAACAAATCGGATAGCATCTTCCACGTCCAACTTCGTGGTCGAATACTGGTAGCGGTAAGCTAACCAGGCGCTTCCGAGGGACTTCGGAACCTCGATCTTGTGGTCCACCACCAGAGCCTTAATAAAGCCGACAATCTCCATTATATTGGATATAGAATTGTCGCTTAGGCTCGGGAAGGATTGGCAGGCCTCAAGTAATGCATGCTGGAAAAGGTTGTTCCTCCAATAAGAATGGAGACCGCCTTCTTTACCCAACAGCATCGCATCCACCCGTTCGCCGACGACATAGTCCTCGTCCAGCAAGAAAGCTGATCGAGGTGCGTCTTGGTTCGCGGGTACCCATGTAGCTTCATAAGGCACTGAAACATGCGATATGTAGCCACCGCTCACGACATCGTTATATAAGTCGTAAGCTTCGTGCTTGAGCCTTTCTACGATAAAACCGCAGAAGTCCTCAAAGTCACGCGCATCCGGGGCAATAACCCCGGAGTACGCCTCCGCCTGTGATACTAACCCTAAAAGTCGGGGTTGTACCCAGTCGGATATCGCATAGTAACCCGGGTCAGTGACACGATACCCAGTTCCGTTCCAGCGGAGACTGAAGCTTCGCGTCACTGCCGCTACGCGATCGCCAGTGGGCTGCTGGCTATCCGGAGCAAGACATGTACAATCTATAGTAGCACTTGGTCTACCATAGTTTCTGTACAAGCGGATCCGAAAATTCCAAGGAATAGTCAGTCGTTCGTGCCACGTATATAAACGTGGGACGATCTTCTTCCTTCCCTTGTAATTCTTAGGATACCGATACTCCTTACGCTCGACAAGCTTAAAGCTTGCGAACATAAAGGAGAACTCTTCACCGGCGTTGGAAAAGTTTGGGCACGATTGGGGATAGATATACCCTCTCGTATCCCAAAGGTCGCAGACGGAGTACGAATACCCGGCTGCGTCTACCAACTTCGCGTGTACGACGTCATTAACGTCGTTTCCCTTGGTAGCCTGACAAAAGTAGTCAGGCTGCTTAATCCAACTACCCCCAAGAGGGAGGCCACGTTGGACATAACCAAGACCGGTTCCTCTCGTATATTGAGAGTTCAACCACAACACGCGTTCAGGGGCAAACACCTTCATGTTATTACCTCCTTTCTATTGGTAGTAACTCGCGCC